TCAGAAATCGATCGTCGCCGCGGGGCCCGCCCCGGCGGTTCCATGCTGGCGCACCTCGGCCGTCAGCGGCCCGCCCGCGCGCTCCGCCGCCGTCACGCTCAAGCCCGGCCGTTCGCATTCGGCCTCGCGCAGCGCCGTCCCGCCCCGCACCAGCCGCACGGCATAGAGTTCGCGCTCCTGCCCCAGGGGCACGTCCGCGCCGTCGAGCCAGCCGCCCCGGCCGCGCCGCACCCAGGTCAGCACGCCGTCACCCCCAGCGTCGCTTGCGAAGCGCAAGTGGACGGGCGCGGGCGGCAGCACGGACGCGCCCGTCACCGTCGCTTCCGCCTCGGCGGGTCGATCGCCGTCGCCGGGCCCGGTGGCGGCCAACCGTGCGCGGCCGCCGACGCTGCCCGGCGGCAGATCGATCGCGACGGTCGCGTCCGCCTCCACCAGTCCCAGGCGGGTGGCCGACGCGTGCGCCGCGACCGTCGTGCCCCGCCGCCCGCGCAGCAGCCGCCCCAGCCGCCAGCGCCCGCCCCCCAGCGGCTCGGCGATGCCGAACTGCACCAGCTCGTCGCCCAGCAGCATCAGGTTCGCGCCCGCGTCCAGCCCGGCGTCGTCCGCGTCCGCCAGCGGCGCGCCCGGATCGTCCAGCCGCACGACCGGCGCAGATGCCTGGTCGAACAAAGCCTCGGGCGCCGCTGCCAGCGCGGTTTCCAACACGCCGGTTATCGCCGACCGCGCCGCGACGCCCGCGTCGTGCCAGCTCGCACCGTCGTCCAAGCTCCACAACAGGGCGGCCCCGCGCCAGCCCGCCCCGCCCGACGCCATCACCGTCAGCCGCGGACCACCGCCCGCCGCCGCCCCGTCGCCCGGCGGCAGTTCGGCGACGATCAGCGCCGTGCGACCCACCGGCCGGTCGGGGATCAGGTTGGGCCGCCCCCCGCTGGCACCCGTCGCCGGAACCACGGCGGCCAGCGGCACCAGTTCCGCCGCCCCCGCCATCCGTTCCACCGACACCGCGTCCACGCGCCACAGGTCCGCCTCGCCCGCGATCCTCACCGCCCCTCCCGGCATCAGCGCCAGCGCGCCCGCCCCCGTGCGAACCGTGCGGCGCACGCGTCCCGCCTCTGCGCGCGCCAGCGCGTCGGCGGCCACCGCCTTGGCCGCCGCCGGGCCAATCGCGGCGGGCAGTTCCAGCCGCTCCTCGCGCCAGCCGGCACCGGGCCGGACCGCGCGTTGCAGACCCGCCTGGTAATCGCGGGCCGCGTCGTGATGCAGCACCGTCACCGCGCGCGGCACCGTATCGGCGGGCGCCAGCGTGCGGACGGGTGGCGCGGCGGCGTGCGCGCCCGCCGCCGCCGCCGCCGTGCCCAGGTCCGCCAGCGTCTCGACGCCGGCCGCCAGCATCGCCCCCCGGTCCGCGAAACGCAGGGCGCCCCCCGCTTCCCAAGCCCACAGGCCGCCCGCCCCTGCCAGCAAGTCGGCATTGGCGCGCAGCGACCCGGACGCGGCGTAACCGTCCAGCATCATCGCACCCCGCGCCTCCGCGCCCGGCACCAACTCGCCCAGGATCGCGGCCGTCGCCACCGGCCCTTCGTCCGCGACGATCTCGAATGTCATCTGGGGGATGCGGTTGCCGAACTCGGCCAGCGCCATGTCCTCGAACACGGCATAGGCTTGGCCGCGCATGGCGGACGTCCGCCCCACCCCCTCGGCGCTGGCGATCAGCGGATCGGGCGGCTGGTCCTCGGTGCCGCGGTACAGGCGAAAACCCGTCCAGACCTTCAGGTCGCCCGCCGCGCCCCGCAACAGCCGCCCGTCCGCCCACACCCGCTCGACGCGCAACACCGGCCGCCCCGACAGCAGCACCGCGAACGAACAGGAATAACTGTAGCTGCTGGTCGCCGGCTGCCCCTTGGCCCCGCGCGACGTGGCGCGCGCCTCCTTGAGGTCGGTGGCCCAGACCACCGTGCCCGCCACGCGCATCCGCCCCCAGACGCGCGGCACCGGCGTGCCGTAGCTCGACGTCTGCACCGCCAGCTCGGCCAGCCGCGGCCCCTCGCGCCCCCGGCCACGACCCAGCAACGCCCCGTCGGCCGCGCGGCCCACCAGCCCGCCCAGCATCGCGCCCGCGGGGCCGCCCACCACGCCCCCCACCGCCGTCAGCACCAACGTCGCCACGATCAATCCCCTTCCGTCCGCCACACGCCCAGCACCGCCCAGGGCGGCGCCCCCGGCCGCTCGACGACGCGGCCCAGCCCCGCGTCGGCGTGAACCATCCCGCCCGGCGTCCGCACCCCCAGGTGCAGCTGCCCCGGCCCCGGCCGCATCAGCACCACATCGCCCGGCCGCTCATACGCGGCCCGCATCAGCAGCCCGTCCAGCACCGCCGTCGCGTGGGTAGGATCGCCGCCGCGCAACGCGTATCCGCGCGGTGGCACCACCCGCACGCCCGCCGCCGCCAGCGCGATCGCCGCCACCCCCACGCAATCCAGCCCCGTATCGGGCGCCCGCCCGCCCAGCCGGAATCGCGCGCCCACCAATGCCCGCGCGGCGTCCGCCGTCCTCATCCCCCGAGATAGCGGGTCAACAGGTCGATCCCCGGCAGGAACGGCTCGCCGCGAAAATTCGCCGCGTTCCCGAACCGCGTCGCGCACGTCTCCAGGCTCCGGTCGCATCCTTCTCCCACCTCCACCAGATCGCCGGGCGCGGTGGGAAAGGGCGGCGGCACGCGCAACGTCACCGCCGCCCCGTCCGACCGCGCCACCGCCTCCTCCAGCCCCGCGTTCGCGCCGCCGAACCAGCGCAGCCGCCCGTATCCCCAAGCGTCGGGCGCGGGCTCGGCGGCGTCCAGCACCAGTTCCGCCCCCTCGGCCGACACGACGCGCGCGAACCGCCGCCGCCCCGCCATCGCCGCGCGGCACCGCCGGTCGCCCAGTTCCGCGCGACATTCCGGCGCCGTCTCCTCCGCGCACGGCCGGTCCAGACGCGCCGCCGCCCCCCGCAGTTCGGCGGTGAAGCCGCGCTCCGTCAGCTCGACGGCACCCAGCCGCCCGCGGTTCAGCTCGGTGCGCCGCGCAGGCTCGGTCCAGTCGACCGCCCACAACGTCACCTCCGCCCCGTCCCATCGCCCCGCCGCCAGGTCGTCGGCCCGGATCGCGTCCGCCGCCAGCGCGCCGCCCACGTCGCCGGTGCCGGCGTCCAGCCCGCTTTCCCGCCGCACGGCGGACGGCACCATCCCCGGCGCCGCCCGAAACCGCAGCCCGTCGAAGGCCAGGTCGCGGTCGTGCCCCGTCAGCCCCAGCGTCACCCCGTCGCGCCGCGCGATCCGCCAGCAAAAGGCGATCGTCGCCAGCGGCTCGTCCAGCCAGCTCACGCTTCGCGCACCTCGATCAGGGGGACGCTGGCCGCCTCGCCCGCGCCCCAGGTAGCGCGCGACACGGTCAGGCTGTCCTCCGCGAAGCGCACCGCCACGTCGAAGTCGAAGCTCGCCGTCACCGCCGCGCCCGCCGCCGGTGCCTGGGCCAGCACCGCCCAGCCGCCCGGCTCCAGCACCGCCGCCGCGGGCACGCCGCCCACCGCGATCCGAACGCTGCCCGCCACCGGCCGCGTGATCCGCCGCGCCGTCTCGCCGTAATGCTTGGCGAGCGCGAAGCGCCGCGTATGTCCGTCGCCCGTCCCGATCCTCTGGTCCGCCGCCCGCCAGTCGAACGGATCGCGAAAGCGGAACGCGCGCGCCCGCCCCATCCGCGCGCGAAAGAAGTCGAGCAGCACCGCCACGTCGGCCTCCGACCGCACGCCCGGCCCCGCGTCGTAGCGGGTGCGCGCCTGCCCCCAGTCCGCGTTGCGCTGTTCGGCGCCGCCCTGCCCCGTCACCACCGCCGTCGAGAAGCTCGGGGCGACCTCCGCCTCGCGCCCCAGCGCCAGTGGAAACACCACGTCGTCGAACGCCTGCATCTCATCCCCTTCCGTATCCCAGCGCACCAAGCCGTCGCGTAAGACCTGGGGCAGCGCCCACAGGAACACGTCCGCCACACCGCGCCCGCGCGCGACCTGCGCCGCCGCCTCGATCCGCTCCCACTGCCACCGCTCGTCGGCACGAAGGACGAAGCCCGACAGGTAATGCTGCCGCCCCGCCGGATACCCCAGCCGCGCGGTCGCCGCCGCCGCGCCCTCGGCGCTGGCCGCGGTGTCGCCCGCCGTCACCCAGTCGTAATCCTCCAGCTGCAACACGTCGAAGGCGGGCCAGGCCCAGCCGACCGGCAGGTTCATGCGCTTGGCCTCGGGCGCGGCGGCGTCCAGCACGGTGGGCAGGTACGCCAGCAACAGCCGCTCGCACCCCCCCGCCCCCGCGGCTCCCACCGCCGCGTCCGCCAGGTCGCGCGTGGTCCGCGCCAGCAACGCGCCCGCCCGGTCCAGCGTTTCCAGCTGCGCGGGCGTCATCGGCCCGCGCATCGTCGCGATCGGCACCGGCGCGATCGCCGCCACGGCGGCGGCGTCGTACAGGCACGGCCGCCCGTCCGGCATCGTCCACCACCAGGGCTCGCCGACCTGGAAGCGGGGTTCCAGCCCGGCGCCCGCGCCGATCCCCACGAACGCCCGCGCCACGGCTCGCAGATACGCCATGGCGTCGGCGTTGGCGGGCGACAGCAGCGCGGACGGCGGCGCCCACCCCGTCAGCCCCGGCGCGCCGTCGGCCGCGCGCTGCTTCCACGCTTCCGGGCAATGCGCGTCGAACAGTTCGTAGCTCAGCGACCAGATCACGCCGAACCCCAGCGCGTGCGCGCGCTTCGCGAAGTCGCGATGCCACGCGCGCGCCGCGACGTTCAACGGGTCCGCGCCCGCGCCCGCACCCGCGCCGCCCGCCACCACCCCGCCCTCCAGGCGGAAATAATGGCTCATGCCGACGTAATGGTTGATCGCGCCCCGATACCCCAGCGCCAGCACTTGCCCCAGAACCCGCGCGGGCGTCAGGTGATAGCTGTCGTCGTAGCCGCCCGCGATCCGCATCCCGTGCGGCGGCACCACCGCCTCGCCCACCGCGATCACCGCGCCCGGCCCCTCGCAGGCGATGGCCGACATCTCCGCCCACCCCTCTGCCGCCGCCGCCAGCGGCTCGGCCCGGCCGCTATGGCCCGGCGCCACCAGCGACACGAACATCCGGTCCACGTCGCCCGCCCACACCGGGTCCGCCTCGCCCGGTAGCAGGAACCCGCCGTCCAGCCTGCCGAAGTCCAGCCGCACGCCCGCGTCGTCCGGCGTGCCGGTGGCGTAGTTCCACAGCCGCACGTACCACGCCCGCGGATTGCCCTGCGCGTCGCGCCCCTCGATCGTCAGCGTCGGGCCGTTCACCGCGTCCAGCGGTTTCACGCCCCCCGACCGCCACCGGAACGACAGCACGCAGCCGCGGAAATCGCGATCCGTCTCGTACCGCAGCAACGGGTGATCGTGCCGGTCCTCGGACTCCCAGATCAGCCCGGCCAGGTCGTCCGCGTTGTAGAACACGGCGTCCACCCGCACCGCGTCCGCCGCGGTGGTGGTCGCCGCCGCCATCATCGGGCGGGGAAAGTTCACCACCCAGTGCGCGGCGTCGAACCGCGTCATCCATCCTTCCGCCTGGACCGTGCGCCGGTCCGCCAGCCAGTGCGCCATTTTGATTCTCCGTTTCAGTTGCCGATCCGGCGACGCCGGATCGGGGCGGCACCGGCCCGCTCCCCCACCCGACCGCCCATGAGCGTATCCTGGATGGGCGGTCGGGTGGGGGAGCGGGCCGGTGCCGCATCCGCCGCGAGGCGGATCAAACGACGTCCTCCCGCCCTCAATCCTCTCTCAGGGCCGCGCGAACCGCACGCGCCACTTGCCGCCCCGATCGCGCCAGCGCGTCGGGCGCCGCCCCGCCCGGCGCCGCCACCGTGATCGATACGCGCACGTCGCGCGCACCACCCCCGCCGCCGGCATGGGGTTCGACGCGCCCGCTGGCGGTGGGCACGAACAGCTCCGGCCCCCGCTCGCCCACCCGGTACGCACGCCCCGGCGCCACCGGCCCGCCCGTCGCCCGCCCCGGCGACCCCAGCAGCCCCGCGACCAGTCCCACCAGGCTGCCGCCCCCGCCACCACCCCGCGCGCCGCCGCCCAGGATCGCGCCCACGCCCGCCTTCAGCGCGGCCGCCGCCACCTCGTCCAGCGCGCGTACCGCCGCGACCTTCAGGTCGTCGAACCCCAGCCGCCCGTTGCGCGCCGCCCGCAGCAGCGCCCCCTCCACGCTCCGCCCCGCCCGCTCCGCGCCCGCGCCCAGCGTCCCCTCCAGCACGTCGCGCATCGCCGCCACGTCGCGCGCGAAGCCCTCGCGGTCGGCGCGCACGCCCACCGTGATCCGATCCAGTTCGTCAGCCATCCGGAAACATCCCCCGCATCCGCGCCAGCAGGTCGGCGTCGGCGGGCGGGTCCGTATCGCCCGCCCCCGCGCCCAGCCCCCTCAACGCCGTCTCCAGTTCGGCCGGCGTCGCCGCCCAGAACCGATCCGGCCCCCAGCCCAGCAGCGCGCCCGCCAGCCCCGCCAGCCGCTCGGCCCGCTCCGCGAACGTCACCGACCCCCCGGCGGAGCCGGTCACCGACCCGCCAGCACCTGCGTCAGCAACCGGCGCAGCACGCCCGCCGCCGCCGCCAGCCCCGCCGCCGCGATCGCCTCGCCCAAGCCCTCGCGCGTCAGCCCGTCGGGACGCTCGTGGACGCAGTGCCAGAACAGCGCCGCCGTTTCCGCCAGGGTCAGCCCGCCCGCCGCCGCCCGCTCGGCCAGCGCGAACAACGGCCCCAGCTCGCCCTCGGCCGCCACCAGCGCCTCGAAACTGGGGCGCAGCTTCAGTTCGCACCCGCCCGCCACGATCGACGCCTCGCCCCGCACCGGGTTCGCCGGAGTGGCATGGGCCCCGCTCACGCGCTTACCACCGGGCCGGAGCTTTCCAGCGTCAGCGCATAGGTGCGCTCGCCGTTGAAATCGCCCGAATAGTCCAGCCGCGTGACCAGGAACCGCCCGGTCATGCTCTCGCCCCCCTCGAAGGTCAGCCGGTAATCGTCCAGTACGCCCCCCAGCGCCGACGCCCTGACCCGCGCCTCCGCCGCCGACCCCGTGAACACGCCCGACCCCGACACGCTGACCGACCGAACGCCCGCGCCCGACAGCAACTGCCGCCAGCCGCCGGAATCCTTGTTGGTCACGACCACCGCCTCGCCGTTCACCGACAGCTGGGTGGCACGCATCCCCGCCACCGTCGCGAAACTCGGGCTCGCCTGCCCGTCGCCCACCTTCAACAGGAACGCCGATCCCCGCTCCACCGCCATGGTCATTCTCCCCCGCTAGAAATCCCGCCGCCCCGGCCCCCGCCGGACACGGCCGCCCACCCCGCCACCCGTCACCCCGCATTCGTTCCGGGGTCCACCGATGCGCGCGCCGTCCCGCCCGCTAGGCCCCGCCCGCTAGGCGCCGCACCAATCGCCCCCTCCCCTCCGTCACCCCGGACTCGTGCCGGGGTGACGGAGGGGAGAGAGCAGCGCCCGGCCGACCGAACACCATCGTCCGCCTCGCCCCCACGCCGTCGGTCGGAAAGGATCGGCTTCGCCGTCTCTTCCGCCGGCCGCTGCCCCGCCGTCGATCGTGAAGTGCCGGCGCGACCGGCCCCGTCCACCGGCCGGGCCACCCGTCAGGCGGGCCGGTACAGCCGCACCTCATAGTCCCCCGTCCATCGCCACCCGCCCCCCTTGTCGGGTATCACCCGTCCGCGGATCAGCCGCATCCGTGCCAGCCGCCACCCGCCGCCGATCTCCGCCGGCATCGCCGCCAGCGCCGCCTCAGCCTTGGCCCCCAGGTCGCGCAGCCGCGCCGGCCGCTCGCCCGCGTCGCGGATGCTGGCCGTCAGCCGCCCCTCCCACCCGTCCAGCGCCGCCGCGGGTGCCCAGCGCAGTTCGGGCTCGTCCACCACCGCGTGGGGCAGCGCCGCGCGCGCCGGCGGCGGCGCATCGAACACCGCCAGCCCTTCCACGCCCGCCAGGGCCGCCACCGCCGCCGCCGCCAGCCGCTCGCGCGCGCTCACGTCCTGGGCCCGCGGCATGCGTCCGCCAGCCCCAGCCGCCGAAATGGCCGCCACAGCGCCGCCACCGCCGCGGGCGGCGGATCGTCGCCGCGCGCTCCCATCAGGTGTGCGGCCAGTGCTGCCACCCCGTGCCGGATCGGCGCGGGCACGCTGGCCCATTCCGCCGCCAGCCCGGCGCGGTATCGGATCACGACATATCCCGCCGCCCCGACTCGATCGGCCCCGACCAACCCCGTCACCCGCACCCATCCGCGCCCGTCCGCGTCCAGGTCCGCCGCCCAGGCCGCGGGGGCCAGGTCCGTGCCCGTCCCGTCCGCCGCCACCAGCCGCGCGGCCGTGATCGCCGTCGCCGGCTGCCCCGCCAGCATCCGCCACGCCCCCGACCCCCCGGCCGCGACCACCCGCTCCACCGCGTCGCGCTCGATCAGCCTCAGGCCCGTGAACGCTTCGGCCGCCTCGATCGCCGTCGCCGCCGCCCGCGCCCAGCCGGCCGCGCCGTCCGCGCCGCCGTCGCCCGCCCGCGCCAGCGCGCGCGCTTCCGCCGCGGCGGCCGTCACCGCCGCCGCCGGCATCTCCCCCGCCATCGAACCCCTCCCCTCAAATCAGTTCGGCGCGCTTCAGCCAGGGCCGCGCCATCGGTACGGGCACCGCCCAGCGCCCGCTCGCGATCGTCGCGGCCACGGTCGCGCTCGACCCGTCGTCGAACCCCAGCCGCACGCCCGCCGCCCCGTCCGCGGCGCCGCGCGCGCCCCAGTCCAGCACCAGCCGGTCCGCCGCGCGCGTCCCCTGCGCCGCGCCGCTCGAAACATAGCTGGTGGGCCCCGCGCTCACCTCTGGCCCCGACTCCAGCATCGCGCCCCAGACGAAGAAGCCGCCGGAATCGGATGCGGTGTACCGTTCCGACCCGCTCCCGTCCGCCAGCCACAATTCGGTGCGGACGCTATTCGCGTCCGCCGTCCCCCAGGCGGCGACGCGGAACCAGTTGTTCGCCCCCCGCCGGATCGACACGCACCCGCCCGCGCCGGTCACGGTGCCCGTCGTCAGGTCGAACGCCGCTCGCGCCAGCTCGGCGCCGCCCCCGCTCCGCAACACCAGCACGCCGCGCTGCCGCCCCTCGGGCCGGACGTAGACGGACGCCGCCAGCGCCTGCCCCGCCGACACGCCCGCGTCCTGCCACAGGCCGTGCAGGTCCGATCCGCCCAGCTCGACGATCAGCCCGGCGGCGCTGCCCTGTCCCTCGGGGCCGGCGGTGAAATTGCCCGCGACGGCGGCCCCCTGTCTGCCCCACTCGCCCGCGTCCAGCGCCTCCGACCGGACCAGCCGGTTGGTCGTCGCCCCTTCCAGCAACAGGCCGCGCACGCTGCCGTCCGCGGGGTCGCGGTCGAACCGGCCCACGTCGACCCCCGCCCGCGCCGGCCGCCCGTCCGCGCCCGTCACCCATGCTTCCGACGCGCGGGTCAGCACCGCCCCCGACGGCATGGCCCCGCCCGAAAAGTCGAACGGCGACACGCTCGTCGGCGTCGGCGTCGGCGTCGGCGTGGGGGTGGGGGTGGGGGTGGGGGTGGGGCTCGGCGTCGGCGTCGCCCCCGCGGCCCCCCGCCACGGCCGCAGGCCAAGCGAGGCCCCTAGTCCCAGCGCCCCCGTCACAGCAGCGCCACGATGTCGGCCGCGGTCGTGCCCGTCGCCCGCACGTACTGCGCGCGCAACGGCAACACGCTGCCCGACGGCACGTTCTTCAACGTCGCGTCCGTGCCGCCGCCCATACCGCGCACGACGATGCTGCCCCCCGTGCCCACCCACAGCGCTTTCGGCACGTCGGCCAGCGGCTGCGTGTCGCTGGGCACCACCGCCACGACGCGCGTCGCCGGCGCGGACACGGCGTCCGCAGTGAACTGGAACTGGTCTGCCATTTCAAGAAATCCCCTGAATGATGCGATGCCGCCGCCGGGCCTGGATCCGGGCCGGCCGCGTGGCGTCGGATGCGAGGCGGGCGCCGCCCGCCCCGCGCCGGCCGGGTCAGCTGACCTGGAACCGCATCACCTTGATCGCTTCGGAGTTGGTCACCGCCCCGCCCACGCGCTTGGTGGCGTAGAAGCTGACGAACGGCTTGTTCGAATACGGGTCGCGCAGGATCGCCGTTTCGCTCCGTTCCGCGATCACGTAGCCCGCGCGGAAATTGCCGAACGCGATCGCCGCGGCACCTGCGGCCACGTCGGGCATGTCCTCCGCCTCCAGCACCGGATAGCCCAGCAGCGTCGCCGGCTGCCCCGCGGCCAGGCTCGGCTGCCATACGAAGCCGCCGTCGCTGGTCTTGAACTTGCGGATGCGCGCCAGCGTCGCCGCGTTCATCACGAACGCCGCGCCTTGCCGGTACGGCGAGCGCAGCGACTGGACCAGGTCGATCAGCCGTTCCTGCGGGGACGCGCCGAAATCGCCCGCCGCCCCGCTGGCGACGTACTGGATCGTGCCGAACGCGCGCGTCGCGTCGCCGGTAGCCGCGGTCGGATAGCTCAGGAACCCCTTGGGCCGCCCGGCGCCGCTGCCGCCGACGAACGCCGCGCCCTCCGCCTTGGCGAACTCCGCCGCGATCTCGCCCGCCAGCCACTGTTCCACGTCGAAGCCCGCGTCGTCCAGCATCGCCTGGGACGCGGACGGGTTGGCGTAGAGTTCGCCCATCGGCGGGGCGATCTCCTGGAACACCGGGCTCGCCGTCTCGGGCCTGGGACCCGTCTCCGTCGCCCAGCCCGACGGCGTGCCGCCCGTCGTCACCAGCTTGCGATACCCGGCCGTCCCCACCTTGACGACGTTGGCCAGCTGCCGGATCGGCGACGCCGCCTTGAGCAGCCCGTCGATCTCCGCGTCGATCTCGCGGGGCACCGCATATCCGCCGGCGTCCCCGCTCACCCCCGTGAACGCCTTCAGCTCCAGCGTCGCGCCCGACCGCACATAGCCCTCGAACGCCCCCGTCGCCGCCCTGCCGCCTTCCAGCACCGGACGCGCCACCACCACTTCGCTCATGCTTTTCCCCCCTCGTGAAACTCGTCTATCCGCGCCAGCGGCTGCATCGGCACCGCCACCAGGCTGACCTCGGCCAGCACGGCGCGCGCGATCAGCCGGGACGCCGCTTGGCGGCTCTCCAGCGTCCGGAACCCCACCGACAGCCCCGCCACCGCGCCCGCCCGCACCAGGGCCGCCGCGCGCGCGTCGTGGACCCGGCCCTCGACCCTCAGTCCGCGCTCGTCCTCGCGCGCCACCGCCTCGCCCACCGCCGCGCCGCGATGCTGCCACAACAGCGGCACCAGTCTCGCCCCCCCGAACGCGCCCCGCCGGAACACGTCGCCCGCCCGGTCGCGCCGGTCCCACACCGCCGCGTAGCCCGTGAACGCCAGGCTCACTTGAACCACCGCCCGATCTCCAGCTTCACCGCCAGCGCCGCCAGCACCACGGCGCAGCCCGCCCGCCCCAGCCAGCCCGCCGCCGCCCGCCACGAGGCCCGCTTGGCGTCGCGCCACGTCGCCAAGAGTTCGCGCAGCTCGCGCACGTCCGCGCCCGCGCCGTGGTCGCCCAGCCCCAGCCGCTCCAGCGCCCGCGTCGCCCCCAGCGCGCCCGCCTCCTCGGCGATCGCGCGCAGCGTCGCCAGATCCGCGCCCCGCTCGGCCCCCTGGCGCATCAGCTGGGCCAGGATGTCGCCGCCGCTCACGACTCCACCCCCGCCGGCCGCACCAGCGCGCGCTTCTCGTCGGCCGACAGCCAGTCGGCGTGCCCGACCGCCCGCCACAACCGCTCGCGATCCTCCGCCAGCGCCGGCACCCGGTCCAGGTCCACCGCGATCCGCGCGTCCGGAAACTGCCCGCGCAGGCCGTCCGCCACCCCGTCCAGCACCTGCCCCGCCAGCGGCAGCACCGTCAGCCGCCACAATGCGCGGTTCGCCTCCGCATAGTTGGCGTGCGTGCTGTCGCCCGGCAGCCCCAGCAGCATCGGCGGCACCCCGAAGGCGAGCGCGATCTCGCGCGCCGCTGCCGCGCGCGTCTGGGCGAAATCCATCTCGGCCGGGGTCAGCCCGATCGCCTGCCATTTCAGCCCCCCGTCCAGCAGCATCGGCCGCCCGGCATTGGCCGCGCCCTGGAATCCGTCCGCCATCTCCTGCTTCAACCGGCGGAACTGGTCGGGCGACAGCACCGACCCGTCGCCCGGATCGTACACCAGCGCCCCGCTGGGCCTGGCCGCGTTGTCCAAGAGCGCGCGGTGCCAGCGCCCGGCCGCGTCGTGCACCGCCACCGCGCCCGCCGCCGCCCCCAGGCAACCCGCGCCGTAATGGTCGTCGACCGGGTTGAACCCGCGCAGGTGGATCACGTCGGGCCGCTCCGGGTCGGCCCCGAAACGCTGCACCCCCGCCCCCACCTGGTATCGATAGGCGGCGGGCCAGCCGTCCGCGTCCAGCTCGACGCGCACCCGCTCCGGGCGCAGCGGCATCAGCCCGTCCACCCCGTCGCCCTCGCCGCGCAGCACCGCCAGATAGGCGTTGCCGTGCAGCAGCAGCTGCGCCGCCGCCACCTCCAGCGCCGACCCCCCGCGCCCCCGCTCGGTCGCCAGCCGCACCAGCGCCGGCTCGCTCGCGGTGACGGGCGCGGAGCCCGCCGCCTCCGCCACCAGCCGCACCGCGCGGCTCGCCACCGCGTTGCCGCAATAGGCTTGGCGCACCTGCGCCTCGTAGCTGCCGTCGCCCGTCGGTGCCGCGGCACCCCCGATCGAAAACAGCGCAGGGCGCCCCAGCACCGGGCGCGCGTCCCCGCGCCCGGACCTGCCGAACCATCGCATCCCGTTTCTCCCCCGTGCCCGGCCGGGACCGCGGTCCCGCCCGTCATCGCCCATCAGGCCAACAGCGTCCCCGCCCCGCCCCTCACACCACCCGCACGCGCGCGGCGCCGCGCCGGCCCAGCAACAACTCGCTCAGGGCCCAGACCAGCGCGTCCGCCCGATCGGGCGACCGTCCCGGCCCGGCATAGTCGCCGCCGGCCACCATCCCGCACAGTTCGTCCTCCAGCTCGCGGAAAACGCCCGCGTGCCGCACGCGCCCCTGTTCGTAGAACACGGACACCGGCTCGGCGCGCCTGCCCTTGGCCAGCGTCGCGCGCACCGACGTCACCGCCAGCCCCGGATCGGCCGCCTTCAGCACGCTCTCGACCATGCGCCCGCCCTGGTTCACCTCCGCCACCACCCGGTCGGCGTTCCAACGCGCGGCGCACGCCGCCGCCGCCCGCGCCCAGCCTTCGGGCGACGCCCCGCGCACGCTGGCGTCCTCCAGCACCCAGGCCGTGCCCGCCCGGTCCACGCCCGCCGCGACGATGCCGCACGCGTCGCCGGTGTCCGGGTCGGCCCCCGGGTTCGTACCGCCCGCGGGCGGGTCCACCCCCACCACCACGCGCGTCATCTCGGGCACCGGGCCCGTCCCCGACTCCGGCCCTCGCGCCCGCTCGATCAAGTCGCGCGTCCACAGCGCGCCGGGCGTGTCGCACAGCAATTCGCCGTCCAGCTCCTGCCGCCCCAGCCGCGTGCCGCCGTACTGCGCCTCCATCGCCGCCACGAAACTGCGCGGCAGATGCGCGTTGGCCCCCGTGGCGCCCGTCGTCTGGACGCAATCCGCCATCCCCACCAGCCGGCGCACCAGCATGGTCGGCCGCGGCGTCGTCGTCACCACCACGCGCGGATCGTCGCCCCCCTCCGGTACGACGCGCAGGCCCATCAGCAAATTGTCCCACGCCGCGATCCCGCCGACGCCCCGCCACTTGCCCAGCTCGTCGCACCAGGCGGCCGAATGTTGCGGCCCGCGCAACGCTTCAGGCGCTTCGGCCGAATAGACCTGCATGGTGCCGCCGCCGGGAAAGGTCACGCTGCCGCTCGTCACCGACCATTTCGGCCGATCGCCGCCAGCGCGCGCCACCGCCAGCACGCCGCTGGGGCCTTCCACCATCACCCGCCTGGCGTCGGCCAGCGTATGCCCCACCAGCGCCACGCACGCGCCCGGTCCCCGCGCCCGTTCCACCGCCCATTCGGCGCCCGCGCGCGTCTTGCCGAACCCGCGCCCCGCCCGGATCAGCCACACGCGCCAGTCGCCCGGCGGCGCACCCTGTCCGTCATGCGCCCAGGCACTCCAGTCGCGCAGCGCCCGCTCGCGCCGGGCGCCCGGGATCGCGTTCAGATGCTTCGCGATCTCCTTGGCCGGCAACCGCGCCCATTTGCGCACCAGTATGGCGCGGATCTCGGGACGCAGCTCGCGCTCGACCCTGCCGCCCCGGCTCACGCCGCGCCTCCCGCCGGCCCGAAAGCTTCGGGCTCGCGCCCGTCCTCTACGAACAGCGTGTCGGTGGCGACCGCGTGGGCCAGGACGCGCGCGTCCTCCGCCTCGCGCTCGGCCGCGTCGGGCGCCGCGCGCAATGCGGTGCCCAGGTCCAGCAGCCGCTTCAACAGCGACGCGTCCATCTCGCCGCGGGTGGCGCCGCGCCGCTGGCTGTTCTCCTGATGCGCGGGCGCCGTGCGTTGCATCCGCATCAGCTGCATCGCCAGGTCGACGTCGAACGCCCCCTCGGGCGCGGGCGCGTCCAGGTCCAGCTCCGCCTCGGCCGGGTTGTTCCCCCATTGGCCGGACGCCGCCGTTGCTTCCGACGTTCCCAGGGCACGGGCCAGCAGCTCCTCCTCCAGCCGGTCGCGCCCCGTCTGCAGCGCCTTCAGCCACAGCCGCTCGAACTCGGGGTCGCGCTCGCGCAGCCGCCGGGCGCCGTGGGCCGACCCGCCCGCCACCTTGGCGGACCGCGAAACGTTGCACGTCGCCGCCAGCACCTCCAGGAACCGTTGCCGCTTCTGCTTGGTCCAGCCGTCGCGGCTCGGCGCGCGGATCTGCAACCGCCGCACGCTGCTCCGGTCCTCGCGCAGGTTCGGCCGCGCCGGGCTGCCCCGGCGCGCCTCGTCGCCCGCGCCCGCGCCCGCGGCGTCCACCATCCCGTCTCGCTCGGCCCCGTCGCGCTCGACCCCGCCGCCGGGCCGCTCTTGTTCGATCTCGCGCCCATCGACGTCCATCGCGCGCCCGCGCGCCGCCATCCGTTCCGTCAT